TGATAAGTTCCTATGATAGGTGTCTTAGCTGCTGCTTCTCGAGCTTTAGCCATGTTTAATATAGTCTCTGACTTCAAATGCTCTACTTCTGGTACATTTCTAGCAGTCTCAGAGTTCTTATTCTGAATATCAGCTTTAGTTTTCTCTAATGCAATAGAATCTTTCTGTAATTTAAGTATCTTTTCTTGAATCTTAATCTCAGTAGGTGCAAGTTCTTGAGCTTCTGCATACCATTTAGAAGCTTTAGCTTTCTCTTCTTCAGCTTCAGCTTGAGTTTTAGCAATATCTGCTTGAGCTTGTTGCATCTGTAGTTGATGATGATACTCTTGCATCTGTTGTTGCTCAGGATTAGGTTGACTACCTTGCATAAGGGAATTAACAATCTGGTCTCTGTTATGAATAGAGGAGTTCTGCATCATAGCAAGTAAGATTACATTGAAAGCAGGTGAATCTTTAGGAATAGCTTGTAACATCTGTACCATCTGAGTCATTTCTAACTCTTTAGCCATGATTCCCATAGTTGAATAAGGTATGAACTTGTAATCATTAACAGGGTAACGCTCAACATCAAACTGAATCTTACGCCACATTGATTTATTAATCAAAGGAATAAGGAAAGTGTTCTGGAAATTCATCAAGGTACGTTTCTGTCGCTTAATAGAAGCAGATTGTGCCATAGACATACCTGAGGATGTAGCTCTCTCAGCTGAACCGACATCAGCAGAGCCAGTTCCCATCTGAATCATATTTTGAAGTGAGGCAACCTGAGTAAACGTGCTTTGGTCTGTGGTTCCCAAGTCCAAAGGCATTAAAGCTTCGCGTGGTGAACCATTAGTTAGTATTGTCTTACCAGGTCTAACCTCAAACTTAATACCACGAGGCAGTCTAGTTGCATCTGCTGCCATCATAGGTGTAGTTGTTAGGGCGAGAGAGTCAATTCTTGCTCTCATCTCAGCATCTAATGCCTTTTGGGGGTTGTAACCTTTCTCACAAACACCTCTACCCCAGAATTTGTTAGGAACAATGTCATGTTGGTAACTTATGAATGGTCTATCTACCATCATGAAAGCATTTTCCTCTGCTCTTAGTATGTATTCGTCATTAACTAAAGTAACGACAGCTTCAACAAGCTCATCTTTCTTAGTGTATTCAAAATCATCTTGGTCTTTCTTAGGTTTTAAGAATCGCTTAGGTACAAGACCCCAGTATTCTGTAATCTTAACGGAATCTGACTCATCCGCCTGTTTCATCTCAGGGTCATAGCCAAATCTAATAGTATCGTAGTCACCATCTAAAGGAACATCACGATAAATACCAGACTTAATACCTTCAACAACGTGGTATCTAGGTTTAATAACCTCATGTGCAACACCTAACGCTTCATTAATAGAATTAGCGGAAGGGTCTATTAGAAATTCTTTAGGAGAGATAGGTTCTAGTTTTACATCAATAGAAGGTGTTTCAACTAACTGACGTGTTGTAGTCATAGTACCTTCAACAGGTTCTTCTACGGGACTACGTTCTATATTCTGTTCAACAACAATCTTACCGATACCAGTACCGTAAATAGCAGAGTTAAGGAATATCTCACAGACAGCATCCTTAACACCAGTCTTTTCTAGGTCTTCTTGTAGTAGATTGCGGACATATTCAGCATCAGTCTTATCTTGGTCTAACATATCGTCTTGAATGTCGAACCATTTCCCTCTACCGAAGGTAGCTTCTTCTAATTCTGCAACTGAGGACTCAACTGCCTGTTGTAAAGCAGGAGCAATGATTCTTGATTTCTCGGATTCTCTAGTTCTGTCTGATTGTAACCAAATACCACGCCAAAGACGGTAATACTCATCCCACTGTGTAACATAGTTTACATCTCTATGGGTTCTCCAGCTTTCTAAGCGGTATGACAACCACGAAGCAAGAGCTTGATACTGAGTTTCCTTGTCATTAAACATAAGTTATTGATTTGTATAGGAATTTAGGCACAATATATCATAAAGTAAATAGGAATATCAACTATTTTTATTAATAACCTGAAATAACATCCTCAGGTTCCCATTCTTCATCGAATTGTATAGAGTGGGCGAAGTCCGCAATACTTACCTGGTCTATATAGGACAAGGCATCTAGAAGGTCATCATGTGATAAACGTGAAGGGAAGTCCAGCATCTGTGAAATGAAGAATCTCCAGTCTTTATCCTCATTAAAGGTGATTTGTTGGTGTTCCATCCGACCTTGAAGGGACCAAGTGATGCGTTCTGACTTCTTTTTACCGCCATGTCGTAGTTCATCTATGTGAACAAAGCGATTAGTAGCTCTCATCTCATCTTCTAGGTAAGGAAGTATAGCGTTCTTCAACGAACCAGTCTCAATACCCACAGTAGTAGCTTCATTGACCGAAGCTGCCTTTAATATCTTAGAAGCAGTCTCTTTAATAGACCACCTTCCGTGCATAATATCTTTAACCCACCACTTATCTCGGTCTATCTTAACAATAGCAATAGCAGTCTCGTCTAATTTAGAGGATTTAAGCCCCCTTTCTTTCTCAGAAGCCTCAAAACCAGCAGGGTCAACCGAAATAACGTAGTTTCCTTCCTCAGGTTCAGTACCTTGTAAGAACCATTCCTCTTTAAAGATACCACCAGAGAATGTTTCAAAGGATGCCTCGAACTCTTGTCTAAACGCCATAGAAGACATAGACTTCCTAGCAGTCTCAATCTCATCTTCTGGTATATAGGGATTATCAGTGGAGTTATAGGAGAAGGTTTCCCAGTCTTCATCGTTTTTAGACTCAGTGTATAGGTCATAAAAGTGATTCTTACCAGCAGGTGTACCAATAAACAAAGCACCACCTCTTACGTCTGCCAATGTAGGTCTAATAATCATTTCCCAGACATCAGGTCGCATAGAAGCATACTCATCTAATACAACATAAGCAAGACCAACACCACGAAGAGTATCAGGTCTATCAGAACCTTTAAGGTAGATTCTTCTTCCGTTTGTTAAAGTTATTCTAGCGGTATTCTCATAGGTATCTTGAATAAGGTCTCCCCCGAGTTCCTTAAGCATATTCCACATGATATCTTTAGATTGTTGGAAGGTAGGACCGATATAGAAGACATCCTTAGAATCAGATTGTAATGCCTTGATTAACAATATCCATGCAGCTAATCTAGACTTACCAAAACGTCTTCCTGCAGCAACAACCTTAAATCTAGCCTCTGAATTGAATATCTCTAATTGAGCAGGATGTAGCTCAACATTAAGAGTACCCACTACTCAGTCCAGCTTTGTCCAGTAATACCCATTAACTCTCTATAGTTACCTACAACAGGAAAATGTTCCCCATTAGATAAACTAACTTTAGTTAAATCATCATCTAACCAGGAAAAGTACACAATAGCGTCTATGCTTACAATCGTAGGTATAGTCTCATCTATTCTAGAAGACACTCTTTCTAGTAATATTGAATCAAACATCTTATTTCTCCTCTTCTTTTACAATAGTAGCAATGACCTCATCATCACCTTTAGTCTTTAGTCTCTTAGGTTTATTGACCTTAGCCATCTCTTCAATCTGAGCTGAGGTCCCAACATTAATAATAAGACCATCCTCAGACTTAGTGTGTTTAATCTCTACAGCTTTCTGAGCAGGAACAATTCTATCCATACACATCTTAAGACAATGAACATCACCTTTAAGAGCCTTAGCAATGACAACTTCAACAATCTCTTCTCCCCTAGAACTTAAGAGTTCTCTAGCAAGTTGAGTGTATTTATTAACAGAACCTTTAGGTCTTCCCTTAGGGTTTAGAACTTGACCTTTCTTTACCAAGTGAGGCATAGTCTTTCTTTTATCATCTACCTTAGTAGAGACATTCTTCATTCTAGCCATTGTTTAATTCTCCATATAGGTTAAACATAATAAACATAGTTATGGTTACTTAAGTAACTTAAGTGTCCTAGACCTATGTGTTCTGGACTTAAGTAACTTAAGTGTCCCAGACTTAAGTGTCTTGTACTTAAGTGAATACGAATTTGAGTGTCTTCTTCTCTGTCTCCGCCTTTAGTAATCGTTTAGATTAACTGAAGCAGTTGAAGGATAGTCTAATAGTTACTTCTTGGAGGGTAGTGGAGGTGTCCTCAGAACTCGTGTTAACTTAAGTAGTTAAACTACGCTTTGATTGTAGCTGATAAACAAGATAAAGTAAAGCTAAAACACCTTTAATTGTCTTAAATAATACCACGGAGTTAGTTATCCACAGTATTACCTTAGTTATCCACATAGTTATCCACACTTATATCTATATCTCATTAATTAATTGAATAAACCCAAACCCTATTCACTACGTTCAGAGAACCCTCGCTAAAGCTCGGATTCTTCTCTCGTCTGATTATGATTGTTAATATTACAGTCTGACTCACCTCACGGGTCCCCCCTGTAGTGGTTCTAGAGTAGCAGTAGATACCCGAGTGACTGTAGTATCTGTAGTATCCTTGAATGTGTAAAGTAATGATAG